GTAGATTGCGCCAAGGATGGGATAAGGCTTGCCCACGTTTTTAGCGATTTCCTGAAGGATGAGTTACGACCTTTACATAAGGTCGAATCTGTGGCAACAAGAGTCATCAGTGGTGCGCCCATTGATTATGTTATTGCCACCAGGATGTACTTTGGTGCATTCCAGTCCGCGATGTTTAGCACAAGGATAGTGAATGGGATGGCACCGGGCATAAACCATTATTCCGAGTGGGGATATCTTGCTGAGGCATTGCTTGCTGGTGGAAAGGACAAGGTGTTTGGTGGTGATTTTTCCCGCTTTGATGCGAGTGAACAACCTTACATTCACCTTGCTATCCTTGGCTTTATTAATAGGTGGTATCAGATGTCCGCTAATTGGAAGCCAGAGGACGATAAGGTGAGGGAGATTCTTTGGATGGACCTCATCCATTCACGTCACCTTACTGGGGATGGTATTCAGCTGAATACCATTGTACAGTGGAATAAGTCATTGCCAAGTGGGCATCCTCTGACCACTGTTGTCAACTCCCTTTATTCCCTCATTACTTTGACGGCGTGTTATTACGCCGCCACAGGTGATATGAGAGAGATGTGGCAACACGTCTTTCTCCAGACTTTTGGTGACGATAACGTCAACTCTGTCGACGACACTGTGTGTGAAGTCTTTAATCAAGACACGGTGGCCGGTTATATGGCTGATTTATTCAGTCTGAAGTATACCGCTGATGACAAGAGTGATGTCCTTACTAAGTACGGTGACATTGAGGATGTTACTTTTCTTAAGAGGAGATTTGTTAGGGACCCGGAGTCTCCGAGTGGGTGGGTTGGCCCATTGCTTGAGAGCAGCTTTAGGTACATAGCTTATTGGTATCGGAACAATAAGGACCCGAAAGGCGATCTCGTAAGAAATATAGATCAGACGCTTGGTGAGCTCTGTCTGCATTCTCCCCAAATGTGGGAGAGTGACTACGCACTCTTACGAGCTTGGGCCAGTAAGAATCAAGTGGTTCTTCCTTGGTCGTCCAGAGACGCGTGCAGGCAATACGTCTTTACGCGCACAGATGCGTGGTTTTAGAGTATATACACACATGCCGTATGTAAATAGCAGGAAATCGGCTAACGCATGTGGTTAGGATATCTACACCCCGGCCTATTTAGGCTTACTACTCAGGTGGAACCAGAGAGAAGTTTCCTCCTGGAGGTTGTTGGAGAGGCACCTCCTTGTATATACTTTCCGCTACAAGTAATGATAATAACAATATAAAAGAATGTTCTGAGTTTGACGGTTTGTCTCTCAATCCTATGGGTGAGGTTGAGGGTGTGGCTTCATTTTCTAATGAGGCCACTACGTGTGTCACTTTGCCATATGAGCAGGGCACGACCGGTTTCACCAAGTCTGTGGATAGTTATCAGGACCTCAAGGAGTATTTTCAGAGGCCCCGCTTGATAGCTAATGGTTCTGTTCCTACTACTAGGACCAGATTTTTGGTAAATGATTGTTCCCGTACCACCATATTTTCCACTTGGTTTCCTTCTGGGTTTACCAGGTTGTTGGGTGCATATGGTGTGCGTTTCAACATGAAGTTTCATTTGACTGTGGCGGCTACCCCTTTTCAGCAAGGGCTAATTACCGCATCTTTTCAGTATGCCGTTGCTAACGGTGACTCCGAGATTTATGAGCGCTCATTGAATAGTGCCATAGTTACTCAGTTGCCCCATGTTTTATTGGATTTGGCCGAGTCAACTATGGTGACCCTTGACGTTCCGTTTATTTTTGGCTTTGATTTCCTTCCTTTGGTTGGAAATGACACTGGGTCTATTGGTTTGTTTGCCCTTAACACTGTTTTGCCTTATCGTGCTACGACATCTGCAGCCCCTACATGGAAGCTTTTTGTGTCTTTGCATGATTTAGAGCTTATAGGTTCTGTTCCCCAGGTTCTGACTACTGTTGTACCGCAGACTGGCTTTGTTGACAAGGCTGAGGGGTACATTAAGACAGCCGTTAAAACTAGGGATGCTGTTACTAGGGGATATAGTGTCATGACCGGTGAGGCTAAGGCCACCGGCACTATTTCTAAGTTGTTTTCAGGCGTTTCCAAGGTTGCAGGTGTAGCCGGAAAGGTTCCAGGCTTAGGCTTTCTAGGGGGTACGACCTCCTGGGCCGCATCTATTGCAGCTGGTGCTGCAGCAGCCTTTGGTTATTCTAAGCCTGTTGATGAGAATGAGCCTCTTAAGATGTGGAGGACTGACTATGTTGCTGATTCTCAGATAGATGTTCCAAACCAAGCGTATGTTGTTGGTCCTTTTCAGACCAACAAATTGGCGATTTCTAGTGTTATGGGAGGATCGGACACTGATGAACTTGCCATGGAGTTTGTGCTTTCTAAGTATGCACAGATTTTTGTTGGTGATTTTAGTACCACTGATACTATTGGTACCGCTCTTTACGCAACTCAAGTTTGTCCATCAAATTTTTGGTTTAGGACCAATTCGTCTCGTCCTGGTGGGAATTTGCCTTTACCTACTTCCGCCACGTTAACCACTAATGCCATTGCCACGACTCCTTTGCTTTATTTTGGCAATTTCTTCAGGAATTGGAGAGGTGGCATGAAGTTTCGGTTTACCTTTTCCAAGACTAAGTTTCATGCTGGTAGGGTAATTGTTGGCTTTGTCCCTAACTACATTGACAACAACACCGCCACTGTTGTTTCCAACACAGTTAATTCTGTGGAGGTTTCTGGCGGGCTTCCACAGCCTTTCAGTTATTCTGAAGTGTTCGATCTTAGAGACGGAAGTGTGTTTGAGTTTGAGGTGCCTTATGTTAGCCCTTTGTTATACTCCTCAGTCCTTGGGTCTATTGGCGGTTTAACCATGACCGTCATTGATCCCCTGATTTCTAATGGGGAGGCAGCTGCTTCGGTTGACTATATGGTCGAGGTTTGTGCCATGCCCGACTTTGAGTTTGCGGTGTCTGCCCCACCCTCGTTAATTCCGGTTAACGGTGGTGGTGGCCTCGCATTCTATCAATCTGGAATGGCTGGGGTTGGCCCTTCAGATGAGACCGTATCTGAGCATACTATTGGCGAGAAGTTTCTTAGTTTGAAGCAGGTTATGATGATACCATCTTTTGTGGGTGCCGATGTTTCCAATCTTTCTACCAGTACCACCACTTTGGTACCTTGGTTTTATCGCCCTTCGTGGCCTGTCGCGACGCCTATGTCTAGTACTAGCGCCCAATATTTTGGAGCGACTAGGTCTGGCAATGTATCGGCCTGTTATTCCTTTGTGAATGGTTCCTCCGCGTGGCATGCTTACTCTGACTTTAAGGATAGAGTTACTTTTTCTGTTGAGCAGAATACTACCGACAATAACACCACTTTTGCCGGTTTTTCTGACCCCAGAGATAAGGTCACCTTTCCCACTAACACTTTGCGTGTTTATAGTACTTTGGGTGTTATGCATTTTATTGCACCTTTCTTTTCCAAGGTGGCGAGGTTGGGTCCTTCTGGGTTCAACTTCTTCTTGTCGCCTCGTAATTGGGCTGGTATTGGTAGCACTATTGTTTCTACGTCTTTTCAGACTGCGAATTTGCATAATTTAAAGGTAAGGAACACGAGTGGTGCCAATGTCCGTATTGTACTTGGGCGTGCTGCTGGTGAGGATGCCAGAGCCGCTTGTTATATAGGCACTCC